CCTGTATGTACATGGTTTTATTATAATTTCAATTGTATTTTTGTAAGTAAGGACTTGGAGTCCAGGAGACTCGAGTGTAACATGTACAATTGAATACATGTTATACTATGGACTAGCATTATAGTAACCACATTATGTTACTTCTTTAAACATTTTGTTTTATAGTATATATTATTTATTTTCCAGGCGGTTTTAATTTACCCAGTAAATCGACGCCCAATAGGGCAGTATAAATATTTCCATTGTATGTCGCGAGACATTAAAGTGATAAAACCGACATTTCTTTTTGAAATAGACTATAAAAACTATTTGATTACTTAACCTATTTTATTAATGAGTATTGGAGATGTTTTAAAAAGTATTATAAGAATATAAGTTTTTGAGTTTAATATTATAATTTTATGCACGCTTATTTTTACGCTTTTATGTAAGTTTTGTGGTTTAGCACAGCCTTTAACTGGATTATTAGTATCGAATTTTGAGAATCAATTTAAAGTACCGTATTTGATTAATATTATTAGTAGAATTTTTACAATGTTTTTGAATTTGTCTACGCAGCGCAAGCATAAGATCGATAGCGATGTGATTTAACAGAGTAAAGATATTATATTTAAGTTTTACGGCCTAAAACATTTTAGTAGAAAGACAAAGGTTTACGTTCATAATTACCTTTTCGAACCTATTTTAATGATAATTAAGTTTTTGCGAAGCTCAGCGAGCCCCCCCGTAATAAATCTTAAAATGTGCCAAGAAGAATCTTTTGATTCTTATGAGTGTTCCTCAACTCTTAATGAGGAAAATGCAAGTTTAGCTTGTGAAGATCCAAAATTTGGATCCCTGAAACATTCTTTCAGAAGTTTTGGGAAGATGAAAAAAGATAAGCGAGAAAAAAAAAATTTACACGCAAAAGGCAGGGCAAGAAAAGGCTCTAATACATCATATAGGGCTGTCATGACGCCTCATTTTGGTATGCGTGAAGTCACAACTTTCGCCCGTCAGTTTTTTGTTCCTGTTCAGCGCACTCGGTCATCAGTGTATGCTTATATTTGTTCTTTATCGTGCCTTGCGTACGCATACAGATTTTCGGCAGCCATTTTATTGGAATGTTGCCCAAGTTGGTTTATGCGCCGTTTTCTTTCTGAAGATATGTATAACATTTATCTTAGCCAATATTATTTTGAAAGAGTGGTCGTTTCTAGATTTTCTGGAACTGAAACATTTGTCAATGTTTTAGCAACTTGTCAGCGTTCTTTGACACTTATGAGACCCAATCCTAGTAACATTGATATATGGACTTGTTATTTAATATCTGTTAGAGAGAGCAAGTCCTTTCTTCAGTTTTCCTCTATAACGTATACTGCGTTGAGGGCGCTAGGTTTTGATTTGCTTTCTCCTTATGTTAACAACCTCTTCAGAGACGTAGTTAATAATAACTTTGCAGTACAGTCTGACGATGGCATGTTTCATGATTTTATTTCCATGTTTAACTCTAGTTTTGACATTTACAAGATTGCGCAAAAATCCCCTGCAGCGGAGTTGGCCCTTCGGTTGTTAACTATGCTTGTATCCTTTGCAAGTTGTCGCACTGCTGGATTACAATTTTCCATTTGTGGGGTTAAGTTGTTCCGTGATGGGTTTTTAAAATCCTTAGAAAGAACCAAACCCACCATAACGGATATTTTTGATCTGGCAGGGGAAATAGCTCAGTATTTTACACGCATTGGGTATTTGTGTTTTAAACACAGATCTTTTAGACCCTTGTTATTTGATGACAACGTAGCTTATGAAATGGCTACTCTGCATGTTTCCATAGTTTCATCATGGTCTGCGATTCAAGATATGGCATGGGAAGTAACTCCTTTCGTTGACGACGTCGAGTTTAGGCAGAAGGCAGCTGGTCTTATTTCCTATTATAAAGAGTTGTATTCTTCTATGTCTCGTGTTAATACACACGAAGCAGTGATAATTCAGCGGAAATGGCAAGAAGTAGATTCCATGTTACAAACACTAACCCGTCTAATGTTGTGTGGCGAATTAAGGAAAGCGCCTTTTGGAGTGTTGATCCATGGTGGATCATCTGTTGGAAAATCCACTTTTACGAGCATGGTTTCCACTGTTAGCATTATAGCCCAAGGGGGTGATCCTAGGGCTGAGATGCGTAAAGTTACAAATCCTAATGATGAATTTTTTTCCAATTATTCTTATGGAACCGAGGCCATCATTTTAGATGATATGTGTAACACTAAAACAGATTTTACACAGAAGTCACCACTTGAGAAGATCATTGAATATATTAATAACGTTCCCGCATATCCTGTGATGGCTGATCTATCTTCTAAAGGTAAAATACCGTTATGCCCTAAAGCCGTGATTGTCACAACCAACGTAGATGGTTTGAACGCGAAAGTGTACTCCAATGAGCCCGTATCAATTTTACGTAGATTTAACATTTGGATTAATTTGCAAGTTAAGCAAAAGTTTGCAATTGATCCTGATATTAATCCTGAGAATTATATGTTGGATAAAAACAAAGTTATTGCTCATCAGGAAGCCTTACGTGCATGTGGAGCAAGCGAGGAAGAAATATTGATGCCCGATATATGGAATATTAGGATGTGGACTGTTAAGTCTGGTAATCCAGATTCGGTTGGTGGTACTGCGACTATTGTTAAGGTTCCCGTTTGTCCTGATAACATTACAGGTGACGCCATTCCAGTTGACATTTTGACAGCTTTAGATATTATTACTCGCATGTCTAAGCAGCATAGTTTAGAGCAGGTTAATGTAGTTAAACAGATGAAATCTATCCCGGAGTTTTTAAGTAATAAAATGGCTGAGGAATATCCTCATAAGCAGATAGACCCTCAGTTTATAGACGTCGAAGAAGTTCGCAGTGAGTTCCTTAGGTGGACTGGCGTTATGACAAGGTGGTCTCTGATTTCAAGTTTGGGACCAACCATATCAGCTTTAACAGATTATAGAAACTGTTTACCTCTTCTCGCTTATTGTCTTCCAGTTTACGGGAGTTTTGTAGCCCCTTTGGCATGGGGTGTTTCTTGGATAGCTCTTTACATTAGAAGCGTTCAGTATAGAGCCGTGTACAATCGTTATTATCGGTGGTGCACTACAGATGGTAGACACATTTTCTTGGCTACTTTTGCTTTGGGATATGTCCTTGGATTGATTATTAAACATTTTTGGGCTTTGCTTAAAGATAAAATCAAACCACAGGGCAATCTTGCGCCATTGAGTATGGAGGAATTAGATGCCAATGCAAACAAGAAGAATGTGTGGGTTAAACCTCACTTGACGCGCGTAGCTGGTTTTCCTAACACGCACGTTCCTACTGATTTACAGAACAAAGTACAGTCGAACATTGTTTTAGTTGTAGCTGGAAAGAAGTTTGTCAATGGTTTTTTTGTTAGACAGAATTATTTTATAGTCCCACACCATTTTCTTAAGTTGTTAGAGAAACATGGTGACAGTACTATATCCATTGTTTCTCAGCCCGCACACATTGAAGGAGTTATTACCAATAATCATACCCAAATTATTTTTTACTCCAGAGAAGCATGGCGTCATGTTCCTGGTACTGATTTATGTGTGTATTATATGGCTAATAGTATGCCTCGTAAAGAGGTGTTAGATTATTTTCCACAATGCGACATGATGCGATCACTGCCAGCTACATTAGTTTGCCGGGATAAAGACGCTAACATAATAGTTGACACAGCCTACTTGAATTATGGAACTCAAGACACTGGCCCGGAAGGATCACAGTTTTTGGGACATATATACAATTTAGAAAAGGGCATCACCTTTAATGGCATGTGTACTAGTGTTTGGGTGTCAGATACTAAACCTTCGTTTATAGCTGGCTTTCATTTAGGTGGAGTCACCGGTACAAACAGAGGGTGTAGTGGCGTCCTTTATAAGAGTCAAGTTGAAGCTGCGATTTCTGATATGTCTAGAAACATTTGGAGTTCTGTTGATATACCTGCAGAAGGTGTTTACGACACAGAGTTTTCAACGCATTTTTCTGATGCTTCTACTCAACATATAGATGATACCATAGCACCTAAACATCCTGTAAATTTTTTACCACCCGAATCTAACATTCATTGTTTTGGCTCTAATGGAGGTACACACAAATATCGAACAAAAGTTCAATATAGGAAGTATGGGTTGGAATTTTTGAATGATAATAATATACCAATTCAACACGGTAAACCTAACATGGACAAACCTCCAAGTTGGTATCATTTTTCAAAAAATTTGACCGAGTTTGCGACAGTTAGTAAAGGTCCACCCACACATGTCCTTAATTGGGCAGTGTTGGATTATATGTTACCTATCAAACGTGAGTTGCGGAGGTTAGGTTTTGGTACCGTTAGACATGTTCGTCCTCTGACTGATAAGGAAAATATTAATGGAGTTCCTGGGGTTCGTTTTTTAGACGCACTTAAAATTTCTACGGCTGCTGGTTTTCCGTTGAAAGGTAAAACTTCCACATATCTTGAGGGCCCTGATGGTGATAGAGTTTTTACAAGCCCTGCCATATGGCATCATGTTAGAAAATCAGAAGACATATATTCACGAGGCGGCAGATGTTATCACGTTTTTGTCGCCCATCTTAAGGATGAACCTGTAAAACTTGGCAAGGATAAAGTAAGAGTTTTCTTTGGAAATGGCACAGTTTTTAAACTGTTAATTCGCAAATATTGGCTTCCGGTTGTTCGTCTCTTGTCAGAGTTGTCCTTAATATCGGAATGTGCTATAGGAATAAATAGTCATGGAGTAGAGTGGGAGGAATTTATGTCATTTGTCGCCTTTCATGGCGAAGAAAGATGTGTTGCTGGCGACTACAAAGGTTACGATCAGAAGGAGTTTCTCAATGTAATTCAGGCCTCATACCGCATATATATCGAATTAGCGGATTCTTTGGGGTATTCTGCGAAAGAGTTACAGATTATGCGAGCGATGGTTGCTGATTTATCGTTATTTTGTGTGCAATACTATGGCGCCATATTAATGATGTCACGAGGAAACCCAAGTGGGCAAAATTTGACGTCTTACGTTAACAGCACTGCCAATAGCCTTAATTCTCGGTGCGCCTATTATCAGGCACATGGGGGTACTCCGCCCCCTTTTAGGAACAATGTTCATATGATGACATATGGTGATGATGATATTGGCACTGTTTCTATTAAATGCGACTGGTATAACGCTCAGATAAAAGCTTATTGGTTAAACCAATATGGTATATTATACACCCCTCCAACTAAAGAGGGCGATCATGATTTATTTTATCATGTTAGTGAAGTTGATTTTTTAAAACGCCAAACTATATATATACCAGAGCTTCAACGACGCCTTGGTGCATTGTCAGAATCTAGTATTATCAAATCATTGTCATGTGGCATACCTGTATCACACATGACGGAAGAGGAACTTTTTGGTGATTTGCTTGATGGTGCTATGTTGGAATATTTTGCGCACGGAAGAACAAAATATGAAGACTTTCGTGATCGTGTTAACCGGTTCGTGGAAACCAGAAAATTCCACCGTTTCGTGAGGACGAACCATTTGACGTTTGACGACAGAATTACAGCATGGCTGTTGAACAACGTTAAGAATGAACCACACATTGGTTACCATGGTTCTGTGTGTCAGCAGAATCATAGGCTTGTGTGGGAGACGACATTGAATGCTGAACCTCCCGGAGGGTTGAAACGTTCTCCAGGTTGTATATAGTTTCACGAAAACTAAACAAGGTGCAAGTACAAGCACGAAGTCAAGATTGTACGAAAAACAGGGGTATACAGCCAGTTTAACCCCACTGGAAGGGCCGGATAGCCCGCCTTTATCACTTTTGTCAGAATCAGAACGGAGGATCCGCGAACTACCCCCTGATGTTTGTTATGCATACCACCGACATCCGCAATTCAATGGAATTGCATGTCTTGGATCTGCAATACAACATTGGGACACAGTTTCGTGTGGTTTATGTTCTCCTCGCAGTGATTATTTTGCTGATGTCAATAGGCACCATCTTGATGATAACTGTGATATTTCTCCGCTAACACCACACTCGGGCGTTTTTCCCGAAGGTGGCTATTATGCAGGATTGGCAGTTCCAGAAACTTTTTATTATGCTGATGGATCTGTCATAGTGGAAGCTATGGAACTTGTACTAAAAAATCGCAATGAATATTATAATTTTTTTGAGAAGGGAGATTATTCGTTGCCATTTCCATCTACAGATTGGTATGCTTCTGCTGTTATATTGGCAGATGCATTGCGAATTAAAATACCGCCAACTCCACAAGCTACGATTGAGACACCTATTCCCATAAGACCTAATAGACCAGAAAGACCTAACCAACAGAATCGTAGTTTAGGTTTGGACGCTCGCTCGGTGAATTTATTTCCACAGTCAGGTATATTAGAAGAGGTTTCTCAAAACAAAACTCAGGTTTTAACCACATTCATAGATGATTTTCATCATGAAGAGGCTTCCTATGACCAGGACATGGACAATACTCATTACAACGTTGATACGGATGAGGTGTCCATTTCTAAGTTCTTATCGAGGCCTATTAAAGTTTTTTCGCAGATTGTTACTGTTGGTGCCACTGCACCTACAGCTCCTTTATTTATTAATCCTAGTACATTTTTTACTAACAAACGAGTGATGAACAGAATTAACAATTATCGTAACCTTAAGTGTGATTTGTGTTTTCGCTTTATGATTAATGGAACGCCTATGCATTACGGTAGATGGATGGCTACTGCAGTTAGTAATGTTTCTAATGACACATTGTTAACTCCTGCAACGTTGGTTAACATGACACCATCTAGAGTCATATTATCTCAACCACCACACGTCTTTTTGAACCCTACATCTTGTGAAGGGGGTTGTCTTAGATTACCTTATGTCCACCATTATAACGCTTTTAGTACTGCTTTAGGTGAACATCTAACGACAGGGTTCATAGCGTTAACTGAGATGTCGCCATTAAGAAGTATGAGCACTGCACAAGACGGTGTTACAATAACAGCACTATGTTGGGCAGAAAACGTTGTTTTCGGGGCGCCCACAAGTTCCAATTTACCTAACTTAGTGCCACAATCAGGTGACGAATATGGTAGAGGTATAATATCTAAACCATTAACGGTTTTGTCCGATGTTGCAGGTGTTTTGTCAAGGATAGCTTCTATTAGACCATATGCCTTGGCTTCGCAGTCGATTTTACATATGGGAGCTCAGATTGCTATAGCTTTAGGATTTTCCAAACCGGCTGTTGTTACCGACATCTCATACATGGTTCCCCGCATTTCTCCTAATTTGGCTAGCGCCGTGCAGCATGACCCCATATACAAAATGACCTTTGACGATAAACAAGAAGTAACCGTTGACCCCAGTGTGGTGGGTTTGGCACGCAAGGACGATATGATGTTATCATCTATTGTTGAACGTGAATCGTATGTGACTAAGTTTGAATGGAATTCTAACGCGTTGCCCGACTTGAATATATTTTATGCTAATGTTAATCCAACATTTTGGGCAAATGGTCCAGGAACCGGTGCTGCACAGCAGATTGCTATGACACCTCTTGCTTATACTATGCAGGCATTTAGACAATGGCGTGGTTCTTTGCGCTTTCGTTTTGTTGCCGTCGCTTCCGCTTTTCACAAAGGGCGACTGCGCATTACGTATGATCCTAACGGTGTTACCGCTTCTCCAGGTCTTCCAGTAGAGTATAACACAGCCTATACGTACATATGGGATTTGGCTGAATCACACGAGGCTATTATTGATGTTGGATATATGTCGCACGTTCCTTACTTGAGACCTTTGCGGCCTGGTTTGGATGGCGTTGCTTCTATATATGGCATTGTCCCAGTTAATTTTAATCCTTTGGACAGTAATGGGCATTTGGTATTGTCTGTTGTCAATGAGTTGACTTGTTCCAATGCCGCATCTACCATTTCAGACATTATGATGTTTGTTTCAGCTGGACCTGATTTTGAGATGTTTGATCCAGTTGACGCCATAGACAATTATACGATGTTTCCACAAAGTGGTCAGTTGGAAGTAGAGGACCATTTTGCTAGTAGATTAAAACCACATGTTGTTTTCGGCAAATATATTGGTGCAAAAGACAAGGCGCCCATGGTTCATCATGGCGATCCAGTTACTAGTTTGCGTTATTTGCTTAAACGATATACAAGTTACATGTCAATAGCTTTTCCTCTGGTGGCGGGAGCCAGTACATTGTTGTATCGCTTGAACTATTCTGCATTTCCGTTACATCGTGGTAAAGCTCCGGGAGCCATGCATTTGGCAAACAATATTCCTTATAATTATGTTTATCAGACTCCCATAACGTGGTTTTCCACATTGTTTTTGGCTAGGCGCGGTGGTATTAGGTGGAGATTGAGAGACGAATCTATGTCAGGAATCAACTTCACCCGCCTTAAAGTCATACGAAACACAATTTCCACAACAGCTGTTTTCGGGCAGAATTCATATATTCCTTTTACTAGTTCCAGTGATGGATCAAAGAAATATATTACCAGCGCACCAAACAGCGGCGTATCTGGTATGTCTATAGGGACCACGAACGATGGATTGCGAATGCATGCAGATGCTGAAATACCATTTCATTCTCCACGCAGATTTTTCCCTTGTCGTATGGGAGACAATTCTCTCAACCATTCTCAAGGAGTATCTATTTTTACTGCCGTTACTAACACTAATGCAGCAAGTAGAGATGGTCAATTAGCAGTTTATGTGTCTGCTGCAGACGATTTTTCCTTGTACGGGTTTGTTGCATGCCCACTAGTATATTATGCACCCGCACTTCTATAAGTGCACGTCTTATTGATGACGTTAAACAAACCAGGTGGTAGTCGCCTGGGTGGCAAATTTATTTGTCATGGGACTCTCCAGTCACGTTATTATTCAAGTAGTCTTGAATTTGCCGGAGAGTTCCGGATTTATAGAGACTACAAGTTTAAGAGGTGCTGAGTCCCGCATTTAAGAGCGTATCATAAGCTAACATACCGAACGTATGTTTGTTAGTTGTGGTTAGATCATTCCATTG